ATCGTTTACTACGGATTACTGGTGTTCGCTCACGCATATACATTTCTAATGCTGATATCATTAATGGACGTGTACGTGTTGTAGTTGATACTCCAGGAACCATTTGGCTTTTATCCTTCATATCATAACCCTTTTTTAATTGTACATCTACATCAACATAACCATCATCTTTATATGTATAAAATAGATTTTCATAACCTCTATCTAATGCTGGCTGAATTGCAGCCCATCCGATATTAGCATTTTCAATTGCTAACAATGCATTGTTCCATTCTGTTGCAACTGTTACAAGCATATTACCAAAATCTTTTGGCGGCAGTTTACCTTTATATTCAGCAACTTGTCGTATGTCTTGTACGTCAATAACATGGAATGTTGACCAGTCGCCGCCATCGCCCCGCGCAACGTCAGCTACTACTAAATAATCTTTTTGATAGTCCGGATATTCCCATATCCAATAGCCGTTGTCAAATCCACGTTTTTCTATAGGTTCTGAACATTTTTCATCATATTCTAATAATATACCACCATCTACTACAGTATGTCCTGATGATATAAAGTCACAATCACATTCCTGCGCAGCACCTCGTTCACCCAATAATTGAGTTTGTTGATCTCGCCATTCTTGATCTCGTTCTGGATGTACTGTCCAATGCAGTTTGATTGTATGGAAACCATTAACTTCTGCTTCAGCATCTGCCCATGTTTGATGAAACCAATTACCTACACCATTAGGAGTAGATAATACAATCGCGCCACCACCCGTTGATAATGTTGCTTGAGATGCTATCCATATTTCTTCAATATTCCGGATAAATGCAGCCTCATCAATAATAAGCAATGATAATGCTTCAGAACGTGCACCAGTCGTTGCAGATGATACTGCTTTAATTTGCGAACCGTTTTTAAATTTTAGTGAAAGTTTATTGTCTGCTTCAATATTACCTTTTAACCAACTAGGTAAATTGTCGTGCATGACACGTACTTTTGTTACAAGATTTTTTGCTACTTCCTGTGTGGTTGCAATAACAAGTACGTTGAAGTCTTCTTTAAACAACATGCTCCATAATGCGAAGCCGGCTGATAAAGTTGAGATACCTAACTGACGAGACTTTAATATAACACTGTATCGATTATCTCGTAATTCAGTTAATGAATCTTCCTGAAATGGAAATAAATTAAATTTAATTTTTCCTTTTTTCGGGTGTTGTATATAACAATATTGACGCATAAAGAAAACAGGATCTTTCGCACACATCGTGTACTGTTGTTGAATGATCTGTTTTATATTTGTTTGTGTCATATTATTTTACTAGTTGATTAACTAAAATACCTGACCCTAATGCTGATAAAAATCCGAATCCAAACCAAAGACTTTTTTTGTCAGTCCATTTTGGTTGCATTAATTTAATTTGTTCTTTATATAATTCAATATTAGATTTTAACAATTTAATTTCATTGTATTGTTCTACAATATGTAATGAATCTAAAGTTGCAATTGAGTCTTGTTGTTTAACTAAACTACGATACTTAACAATTAGTTCATTATTAATATCATCTGCAGTCCATAATGAATCTAATACAAATGAAATATCTGCTAACTCAGATTGTGTAAAACATGTATCTGGTTTTGTTTTTCCTTTTTGCGAAAATGCAATAACGGGAAATAATAAAATGATAATTAATTTTTTCATTTTTTTCTACGTGTTTTTTTCAAAATATTTTCTTTTGCATCTTCGATTGCTACTTCTACAACTTCAATTGTTTCTTTAGCTTCTTCAATTTCAGCAATTTCATTTTTTAACTTAACTGCTTCTTTTTTTGCAGCTTTTGTTTTTTCTTTAATTACTTCAATCTTTTTTTCTGTCTCGATAATTTTATCTGTATTATCATCAATCTTCTCAGCAATTTTTTCTATTTTTTTTGATTTGTTTTTTGAATTAAAAAGAAAAAATGCAATAATTGCGCCGATACCAGCAACGATAGCTACCCAATATTTTTTAATCATTTTCATTTTCTGTTTCCTTGTTTAGATTATTTAAAAAGTTTTCTTTGAATTTTTCAAATTGTTTTTGAACCGTTTCTTCAAATTCTTCTGGGGTCATTTTTTGAGTCCATGTTTCCACATCTCCATTACCGCTACTAACAAACTGCGATGCTTGTGTATATGCTTCTTTTAACATGGCAACATCTCGTTCTGCAGCTGCTAACCAAGCTAATGCATTTTCTCGAATTTTTTGTTTTTCATATTCCTCATACTTTCCTGCTTTTTTTAATTCATGTTCCATTTCAATTGTACAATCAAAACACATTCCATGAATTTTACGCATCTTTTGATCGATAGGATGTTTTCCAGTGCATGTACATACATCTTTACGACAATTAGGGAAAGCTCTTAATTCTTCTCGAATTTCTTGAAATATTTCTGAATTTTTTGGTTTTCGTATACGGAATCCATCTTTTTGTTCAACAATATATGTAATACCTGTTGCTATATCAACATCTTCCCATACATCGCCTACTAAGTGGCGTTCATTGTCTTTTGCTGTTTTTTCAGCATCAGAAAAACCAATAGTTTTTTTAGTTTGAAATTTATGACTACCATCCAACATTTGTTGAATAGCTTTAACATTTTGTAACTTTTTAGACATAACTTATTATTTATTTGGTGTATTAGATTTTTTAGTTTGACCCCTCTGAAGTTTATTAATAGCTAATGATCGTAACATTTCAAAAAAGTTTTTATAATCTTCGGGCTCTGAATCTTGTAATACCGCATTAATAACTTTTGAAATTGATTTGATTCTAGCAATATTACCAGTTTCTTCTTTCAAATGATCAACAAAACGTTGAACTGCTAATGCTTCGCGTGCTGCTGGATCTAATTCAGTGTCTGCCGGTGTCTCTGCAGCTGGTTCTTCAGCTGGAGCTTCTGCTGCAGGTGCTGTTGCAGCATCTGGTGCAGGAGGTGTTGGAGCTGTAGCCATAGCAGGATCAGCTGCTGGAGCTGCTACATTTGGAGCTGGAGCTTCTGGTGTTGTTGGCTCTTCTACCGGTAATTCTTCTGCGGGTGTATCTGTTTTAAGTTCATCTTCTGGAGATGTAGGTTGTTCCATTAACACTTTAGTTATTTTGCGTCGAATGTATTCTCTAATTAAATATTCTTTTTGTTCGCGTGTTAAATTTTCAACTTTGTCTTTAATAACATCAGCAATTTCTTTTTCCTCAGCATCTTGACGTTTCTTTAAACGTTTTGCTGCCATTTTAGGATCATATTCGCCATCTTCTAAATCTTTGTACAAACGATCATCATCTTTATATGTTGGATACATTTTTCCATCGTCTTGCATTTCTTTATCAGTTTTACGCAAAACATTAAGTTGTTTTTCACCTGTAGTTTTAGGATTCAATCCACCTTCTTTGTCATCCATCGTATAATCTTTAATATCTTTACGATAAGTAGGTTTTTTATTTTCTGGTTTTTTGTATTTGCTTTTGTGTTTTTCAGCCATGATTATGATCCATTTTTATATAAATATGTTATCGTGTATATTTCAATACTCCTAGTAGTTGATTCACAGGAGCAAATGCTCCGGTTAATTTATAGGTATGTCCGCCGTAAACGAATACAATTCCTTCAGATGGTACAATTGCTTCAAACCCACCTAAGCGTTGTATACGGCGTAATTCATGTTCTAATTTTTTAATTGTTGCAATATCATTAGATGCTTGCAATTCTTTAATTAATTGAGCAAGTTCCGTTTTTAATTCTTGAACTGACTTACTAGGATTTGCTGCTAAGAAATTTTCTGCATTTTTTAATACCACTGCGCCTAATCTTAAAAAGATTGTTTCATATGGTTCCATGTTTTGTTTTTGATATACTTTGAAATCTTTTTTATCAAATTCTGTTACCCATGTTGCAAATTCTGGATTATCAATTTGTTTTTTAAGCATTGCAATATTGGTAGACTTATCATTAAACGCCCAACGATAAATTAATGTAGTTAAAACATCTTCTGGAATTTGATATCCTAATTCATTAGCTTTAGTTTGAATAACATCTCGCCACCACGCTTTGTGATATTCTGTTACGCGATCCGTTTCTTTTAAATTATAACGATTTCTTAACTGATCAATTTCATTAAAGAATGCAGCTTGTTGATCTTCAAAATCATATACGCGTCCTAACTTAATTTTTTGTGGCGGAATAAATGAAAATGTTTTTTGAAGATGTGCATTTGCATCTTGAATAATACGTTGCAGAGTTGCTCCGCCAGTCATATCGGTTTCTACAACATTTGCATTTTCATCATATTCAACTAAATTATGAAATTGTAATACTGCTACATCGTATGAAATAACATTTTTTGTTGCAGGATAAATAATTTCCATGTTAGCAAATACTCGTCCATTCTTGAATATTTTATTTAATTCTTCTGGATTGATTTGACTAAATGCTTCTGCTAAATCTTCTGCTGCTCCACCAAATGCATCTGATATAGGTCCTCTACCTCCAAACTTTGCTTGAAGATCTTGAACTGACATTGGATTAATTACAGTGCCTTTATTACGAGCAAAACCTATTTGTCCGTCTTTCCATGTTACTTGAATATTCTGACCATCGGTTTTTTCAGTTACAGCTTCTTCAATATCCAAACGTCCTTCTAACGCTCTTGAAACTAATTCTTTCATTTCATTAAATGTTAAACCATGATCGTCATATGGATGTGCCATATGTCCTGCCGCTCCACCTTCTGTTAAAACTGCACCGTAAACTGTTTTTGGAAATTCATTAAAATTATAAACAAAAGAATGATCATGATCTTTATCTAAAAATGATCGAAGTTTATTAATTTTTTTAGAATGACGATCTTTTTCCGTTTGATTCATTATTGCTTCAAAAACTTCTTCAACGTCTTCATGCAATTCATTTATCCACCATTCTTTTGATAACATTGTAGCTTCTTGTATACCTTTAAGTATTTGCCAAGCATTTTTTACTTCTGCATCATTGTATTGAGGATATGATGCACGGAATGTTTCATAATCATCATTCATTAATGATTGCCGTACTACGGTAGCTGAAATGGGTTCATTATTATTATATAGTAATGGATCAACGTTGATACTTAATTCAGTTGCATCAATTCCTTGCGGAA